AAAAACTTTTTCTTCTAGTGCTTTTATTTTTTCTAAAGCCACTACTAAAGCCTGCTGCGTTAACTTTAAGTCATAACGCATTTTAACAAGTTCAGCTTCTTTCATCCTTATATATTTGTGAGCATACTGCAAAACGTTGGTCACGGTCTTTAAATTCTTTAACCATGTTTTTATCTAACATACATCTATTAGTAAATTCTTTTTGTGATTCTGCTGGGTTTGGTTTTGGTAAAGGCATTATTTTTGTTTTTTAATTTTATCAATGTAAATTATTGCTTCCATCAATTGCATTTGCAATTCATTTAAATATTTATAAAAGCCATCAGGGTTGTCGTATTTAACATCATCAAACTTTTTATAAGTTATATCTATATTTTTAGCTTCCATTAATTCGTGCCATTTGGTAACGCTGTCGCTCATAGCCCTAGTTCTTTTTTTAGTTTTAATTCTTTTAATTCTTTTTCTAAAGTAGCAACTTTTTCCTCTGCTGTTCTTGCTCGTGTTACCGCCCTTATTTTATCGCTACGGTATTCGCTCAATGATTGTTCGTAAAACCTTTCATTTACTATAAGGTTGTGTACATAAAAACCCAGTTCTTGCCATGCGTAATACATATTATTGATAGCTTCGCTTTCTGGTTTGGCTTGTCTTGCTTTAACAATATACTCACCAACTAAGTTAAAGTTAGTATAGTATTCCGCTTCTTTTAAGTTGTTAATTTTTTTGTTCATTGTTTGTTTTGTTTTAAAGATACTGATTGTATATCATACTAAGGTCTTTCCATACCACGCTGGCAAAGCTGCAAGGTGTACAACTTACCTGCGTTTTAAATACCCTTTCATATATTTTTTTATATGTTTCCTGTTCATCAGGTGTAAACTTATTCTTTTTAGTATCTACTGCCATTTTAATTAAATCAAACTCAGCTTCCGTTAAGCATTCAGGTTTTTTATACCTAAACATTTGATTCAGCTTTTGTTTGCGTTCATCACAACCGCAGTCTTCACCTGCAATAAATTTAACTGCTTTTTTTATACCTGTGGCTTCTGTAATTTTTTCTACAGTATCGCCCAGACCCTCGCTTGCTTTAGCATGGTTCTTTTTCCAATTTCTGTAAGCCTTGCTTCTTTTGTCGCCATTAAATTCTGTCATAATCTAAATTTTTATAATCTTCGTAATCTTCTTTAAACGTTTCCCTTAATTCATCTTTAGCTTGTTTAAGCGTATTAAATATACTTACCCAGCTTATATTAGTTTCGTTAGCTATACCCCTAATACTTAAATCGGTATCTCTGTACAAAGTAAATAACTTTTTTTCATACCAACGCCAGTTTTCAATATGCTGGTCTATCATTTGGCAAATTTTGTTAAAAGCTATTTCCTCATCCATTTGCGTATCGTCTGGAATTTGGTAGGTAAAGTCATCATCGTCGATAGAAACTTTAACAACTTTTCTTTTACTATTATAATATTGGTAATACAAAGAACGAAGAGTAAAATACATATACCCACGACTAACGATACCATCTGCAATAATCTTAGTTTCGTCTGCATATTTATATAAAACTATGTAACATTCTTGTACCAAATCTTCAGCGTAATCATACTCACCAAAGCTATTTATTATTTTTATCCACTCTTTATGTCTTTCGGCTACTTTTGCAAGCCATCCAATGGGTTTATCCATATCACAGTAATACTAATTACACCTATAACGCATTGCAGCGTAAATTCATCTTCTTCTTCGTATTGTTCTTTGTGATATAAAAAACCAAACATAATACCAACGACTGGGCTTAATATAACCTCAGCTTTTTTTATTTGTGCTATAATTAAAAATAATAAGCACACTAACAGCAAAACCCCAATCATTATCATTTTATATATTTAATGTTTCTATTTTTGTTTGGTTGTGTATTAAGTTCCTACCCATAAACTCAAAACCTACATTGTTTTTAGACATTCTAAGACGGATTGGTTCTTCGTAAGGTGTACATCTACCACCTGTTTCATTTTCTTTTACTTTAAGGACGTGTAAATGGCTATACATCCAATCAGTTGGGCTACTTGTGTATCTATGAATACAGATAACATCATCAGCCCTGTTTGCCCATTTACCCCCGCCTTCTACACTTGCTAAACCTAAAGGCATTGGCAAATTAGCATATTCGTGTCCACTTGCATGGGTTCTACGTAGAGCTTCAGTTACACCGTGAGCATTTAAAAATACTGCTATGTTACGCTTTTTAGCCATTAATCTAATTTCTGAAGCTACTTGATAGTCATACTCATGCCCACCTATTGACTTAAACAAGCCTATATCTTTAGCTAAACTATTATAAGGGTCTACAAGTAAAGCGTTAAAATCCCAAGCGTCTTTAATTTGGTTTACTTCCTTTAATAATTGTTTATAGGTAACAATATCGTCAACGTCTATTATTTTAAAGTGTTCGTCACACCAACGTACAGCTTCATTAATTAAGGTATCGCTTGCTTCGTTAATTGTTTTGTTCATACGGAACTCTATAATTTTACGAACAATACTTTGCGCTGTATTTTCGCTAGACCATATTAAAAACCTTAAATTGTGTTTTATTGCCCATAGTGTAAATAGGTAAACAATAACAGTAGTCTTGCCGACATTCGCATGCCCTATAATAACATTAAAATTACCTTGTTTAAATCTAAGGTACTCATCTATTTCAGGCACGCCTATTTTAAGCCCCTCCTTTATTCTACCATACTTAATGTCTAGTATCTTGTCTTGTATGTTCTTTGCCTGTGCTATCATATTTTTTGTGTAGTAATATAATATTTTTTTTCGTTCCTTGTACAGTTTTCATCCATTGGTTGTACATAGTACCCAGTTATAGGGTTTACTCTGTAGTTCCAAAAGTCAATAGGCATTTCTTCGCCTTCTTTTAAATACTTCATAAAAAAAAGGGGCGCAAGCCCCCTATATTAAAATTCATCAATTACTTCGCGTGCTGGTTGCTGTTGATTGTTTGTAACTTCAGTTAATTCTGCTGCTACACGCCAGCCTACAATATTATTATAATATTTACCATTGTATTCACGCCCTCGTAAATTAATTCCTATAACTACTTTGTCTCCTACTTTAAAGTTTTTAAGTGTATCTATTTTATCGTTTAAAAATTCAATAGCTAAATCCTGAGGGTATTGTTCATCAGTAGTTAGTACTATTTGCATTTTTGTAAGTTTGTCCGATACTTTCTCGGAGTTTCCTAATACTTTGATTGTTCCTATAATTTCCATAAATTGTGATTAAATAATTATTATATGTAAAGTTAAAATAAATTCCTTTGATTTTACAATTTTGCTGCATTTTCTAACTCGTTACGCATTTTAGTAGATATCTTAAATTTAGCTTCAATTGCTTTTATGTCGCCACCGTTTTTCATATGTTCTATTGCTCTACTGTGTGCTGGGGTATTTGCATTTAGCCAAGGAGTTTCATCTTGTTTTGCTGTTATACCACTTGCAGCATTAGCATCATCATCTTCAGCTTGTAAACCTAAAAGTGAAGAAAGTGTATAACGTCTATAATATGTAATGCAACTTCCTAACTTTTGTGGGTCATTAATTTCTGGCAACTTTAAACCACTTATTACGCCACCAGTACCATCAACACAAATTAACTTACTAAATACAATATCTTCTTCAATAGGTTGTAAAAGTAATAACCTATGTTTTTTTAGTAAAGGTTGTAATTGTTTAATAAGTGAGTTAATGTCAAAATACTTTGACTTGTAAAATGGGTTGTTTGCATCTTTGCTAATTGTACCTATTTCTTGTTGTAGGTCAAATAGCTTTTGGTTAATGTTTGTTTCTTTGCTCATTGTTTAAGGTTTAAAAATAATTGTTGTTTTACTTGTTCTAGTTCATGTTGCAGTTCTAATAACATACCATAGAGTTCTGCTTTTGTATATTGTTCCATATTGTTATTTTTAGTAAAGTTATAAAAAAATATTTAACAAAAACAAAAAAGGGATAAAAATTAATTTACCCCCTTTTCAAACAAAGAACAAAATACAAGAATTAATCAAGTAATGTTTTTTAATCTTTCAGCATAGTCATTTATCATTTCCTCTAACTCGTAGTTAGTAAACTTAACCAGTTCTTGACTTTTTAAATATAACCTTTCTGCGGTAAATGCACCTAATGAAACACTATATTTATATTGTTCGCCAGCCCTATAAACATTGCACGCAATACATTGAGGGTGTACGTTGTCTTCATCCCAGCGTGTGCTATAATGTTTACGACTCATAAAGTGACCAGCTTGTATTGACTTCCAATGTTCTTTTTTACCGCATGTTACACAAACACAAAACCCAGCATGATCAGCATTTGATTGTCTTACCCATTGGCTGAATAAAACATCTAACTTCCTTACTAGTTTAGTTCTTGTTGGTTTTTTAGCGGTTTTAGGCATTAGGCATCTAAATGGTTCAAAAGCAATTTACCATCATGCTCATTAAAACCTTTAATTTGTTTGTATAAGTATTTACTGTCTGACTTAACTTTTATTTTTTCTGCTTTAGTAGAATCAATACCTAAATTTTGATATTGTATTGCGTCAAGTTCAAGAATCATATCAGTACGTTCTCTAACGCTTAAAGCAAAATCAGCTGCAATTTTTTCAGCAAGTTTTCTAATAGTTAAGTCTTCCATTTAATTTATTTATTTAGTTAGTTATTAAGTTATTTACATACTACCCCACTAACCCACCAAAGTTACACGCTTTTTTTTTAAGTTGTAAAATTTTTTTAAGCTGGGTTATTAACAAGTTATTACCTACCTTGTCCTTTGTAAGTTTTTTTATAGTTCTTACTACTCTTTAAGGCACTAGTTTTACTTTTAGCATGTACATTAGGTCTGCTAACTTTTGGCTTCTTTTTATAAGTTACTATCTGCTGCTTTTTTGCCATTACTTTACTTTGTCTTTAATTTTTTCGTAAGTTCTTAAACCACCCAATCCTAACATACCTAATAGTACTGTCATTAAATGTTCCATTTGTAAAGCAGGAGGTACTGTTTCAGGTTTAATTGCCCAAATAAATAAATCCCTAATTACAAAATTATATGCTAAAGCTACACCACACACCCAACCAATAAAAGGTCGCCATCCTGCTACAAAAACTGTGCGATGCTGTGCTTCAAGTTCGTTAATCTTTGTTTGTATTTCTAGCAACTGGTTAGGGTCAAGTTCTTTACCCTTTATAGCTTCTCTTATATCCCAAGCTAAATTACCAGCTACTGACTTTCGCCCATCACCACCTTTAAACAGACTTAATAGTATTTTCCACATAGTGTGCTTCCTACTGTATTAGTAAGTCCAGATAACGTTGTTTGGTTTACTTGGGTCATCGTCAACGTGGATGAATGACTTTGCAATACCGATTCTGTTAAACCCACTTCTAATAAGGGCATTAACAATAGTCCATCTTTCTTTTCCACTTGTAGCTGCAATATCTGCTGCGTGTCCTGTAAGGTGGGCTGAATCAGCAACACCTCCAACTTCGGCATTATGCTCCTTTGTTCTATAACCTGAAGTGATTTTAAATCTAATGTTTGCAATGGCTCTTGCATTGTCCAACTTGGCAAGAAACTCCCCATCCATATTAACACCTGAATCAGGTAAATCAGGAGAAGCAAACTCTGATAAGGAAAAATAAGTAAGATTCATTTCAATAACTCGCCTAATAATACTACTGCTATAAAGATATGGACTATAATCATAACCTTCTTATCAGTTTTCCATTTACCTAAATACCA